CACAGTATTTCAGCAAACGACCAACAAACGGTGAAGATCAAGCATATTGGTCTAATGTGTATAACTCTGAAAACTGTTTGAAGATTGCCGAACTAATAAGAGAATTATGTAAAGATGACTGACGACCTAATCTCACGTTTGCGCCAGACACGAGCCAGTATGCTTGGAACTGACGATGAGCAGCATTATTTTGACTGCCATGAAGCCGCCGACACATTAGAGGTGCTGGAGCAAATAATAGCAGAACTAGAACAAAAAAATACAGAACTAAAAGAAACAATCAATGACATTTCAGAAGTAGCAGGCGCTTGAATCTACTAAAATGAAAAGGTGAATAATGACACACGATGACGCACTCATGTTGATAGAAGCATTACACACAATAAATCATACTTTATTAGCAATGTGGCTCGGCGTATTGGCCATCGCAATCGCACAATGGATACCCTAATGAAGGACAGACACAATACCGCAGAATACTTTATGAACCGTATTCTACCAGAAACAAGTATGCTATTGAAGCGTATGCGTTTTGGAAGTGGGACGATGATGAAATCAATAACTCTTAAACTTACATTTATCAAAATGCCATCGTAACATTGCTGGTCTTGACATGAAAAGTATTACACAAAAAGAATATAACAAACTGTTTGATGATTATTTGAAAGAACAAAAGTTTGACGGTGGAGACTGGGACAGATGGTATTGTAATCATGTGTTCAAGTTCTATAAACAAACACAGGATGAATTAGAAGTCCGTGCCGGTTTCCACGTTAATGAAGTAGGCGAGAGAGTGGATGAATGACCACGACGAAATAATCAAGCAACTACATGAGTTAGCAGACTGGATTGAAAAGAACAATCATGTTCAATGTATGTCTGTTCCTCGCAAGGCTGCATATCTAATATCTGCTCTACAGGCAGACTATGATAGATTGTGGTTGCTCAATAACAAGCGTGACGTTTATCTGACAGACTATATAAACAGAGTCATTGGTTTCATAAGACTCCAATGGTATCTCTTTAGAAAGAAAAAGTAATGTATGAGTATCAGGCTAAAGTCACCAGAGTTGTAGATGGAGATACTATAGAAGCCGAGGTTGATCTTGGATTCCACATTAAAATGAATATGAAAATTAGATTAGCAGGCATCAACGCTCCGGAAATGAATACTGTTGAAGGCAGGAAACTAAAAGCAGAACTAATTACTCTTCTAGAAGATAAGACAATAACTCTTCTAACCGTTAAAGATAAACAAGAAAAATATGGTAGATATCTTGGCATTATCGTTAAGGATAAACAGAATATCAATGAATGGTTAGTAGAACAGAAATTAGCAGTAAGGTATATGACATGAATCTATTTCAAGAAGGAAACTTTATATCCCATGCTGGTCATGAGTTAAATTGGAAAATTGAATGTGATGCATTATCTGATGCAGACTGGGATTGTTTAGCAAGGATCATCAATGAGCGTACTAGATTTGGTAGTGTTTACGGTATTCCTCGTGGCGGCACTAAACTGGCGTTAGCTTTAGAAAAGTATATTACTCCAGGACATCCATTGCGTTTGGTTGTTGACGATGTATATACTACAGGCAAGTCAATGAAAGAAGCTATGAAGGACAATGATCTAGGTTTTGTTGTGTTTGCTCGTAATCGTATTCCGTTCGACCCACAACATTATATTAGAGCAATCTTTACCATGGATATTATATGAATGAACTGGATGAAATTCTGTTAGATCAGTATCATGCGGCAAAAAGAAGAAAAAAGTTTTACAAAAGAATGAAAAAGCTGATGCCAACTGAACAGTTATTGATAGTTGGTGAAGAAATGGTCGAAAAGAACATGGAATTTTATGCGTTTGTTATAAATAATAAACAATTATTAGACAAAAAGCATAAGAAGAAAAAAGAAAAAGATAAGGATGTACTGGCAAGAAATCCAGTTTATGAATGGTATAGAAACGTATTTTATTTGACAGTTTTTAGTTATAAAACATTTATGTATTCTGCCACACAGTATATGTCTTATTTTAAGAAAGATAATAATGAGAAAACCTAATCTCGATAATATGATTCAAGTTTCTGAAGAGGTTATGAGAGAAGCAGTTCAATATATTCCCGAAGACGAAGAATCTGGTATTAGAACAGTTTTAAAGGCTGCTGATGAATATAAAGCGGCTAACATGACTCCCATCTTTATTATGGACAGATATAATATGTCAGTATATGTGGTTGCAAAAGAAACATTCGGCAAGAAACTTCATTAGGAGGTGTCTTATGAGTAGATCTTATAGAAAACATCCAGGGTTTGGTATTACTTGCGCATCAAGCGATAAACCTGGAAGAAAAATGGATCATAGACGTTATAGACATTACTATAAAGATAGAATTCGTCATGAAGATTATGATAACATCGAACCGCCTAACGTAAAAGAAAATCCTTACAATTGGCCAAAAGATGGCCATCAGTATTGGCCAGAAGGTCGAACATGGAATGGTGGTGAATATATGCGCAAATAACCCTTGACTTTTTGTGCAATGTATATTATATTATGTAAAGTATCGCCGTAAGGGATACAAAAGTAAACTCGCTTAATAGGAGAATAAAAATGACTAATGATGTATTTTCATTCAACACAGGTAATATCGATAAGTGGTTTGTTGGCGCCGATCGCATGCTAAAGAACTTAGCTACCGCCCAAGAAACCTACGCAAAAGCAACCCACTGGCCTCCATATAATATTGTAAAGGTGGATGACAACAACTATACTATTGAACTCGCATTGGCTGGTTTCGGTAAGCATAATCTCGACATTGAATTAGCAAACAACACTCTTGTAGTAAAGGGTGGATTTACTGTCGATGAGATCGATCCTATCGATAATCCTGTTCAGTATCTTTTTAAAGGTATAGCAGATAGAGTGTTTACTCGCAAGTTTACTCTTGCTGATACTGTTGAAGTGAAGAACGCTGAATATGTTAATGGTATGCTAAAGATCTTCCTAGAGAACGTTGTTCCTGAGGAAAAGAAGCCGAAGAAAGTAGACATCAAATAACTTCTAAATAAGGGAGAGCTTCGGCTCTCCCTTTCATTATTAGGAGAATATTATGGCTACATTCAAAGAAGCATTTGCTGCTGCGAGGAAAGCTGGCAAAGAAACATTTATTCATGACGGTAAATTATACACTACCGATGTTGCAGTAAAAGAAGCAGATGAAACAAAGTTCGTAACAGTTACTAACACCGTCAAAGAAGCGAACGTTCCTACCGTATCTAAACTCAAGAAAAACGTCTGGCCTCTACAATCAGAACTACGCAAGAAATTTGGTGTTCCTGATTATGGCGGAACCTTTAAGAAACACATGGTTCAGGTTAATCTACCATACACTATGTGGATGGATGATATTAAAATTACTAAGACCTGGATGAATAAGATTTGTTCTGACTCTCTTGTTCGTGTTCTTACGTATGTGTGGGACGAGAATGGTAGAGACTACGATAAGATTAAAGCTCAACAGCTACACATTTTCTCTGGATCGTGGAATATTCGTAACATGCGTGGCGGCCATTCTCTATCTACACATGCTTATGGACTTGCTATTGACATAGCAGCGCCTTATAATATGCTTGGTAAGAAACCAGGATACAATAAGTATTCTTTCACAGAGAACTCTCTAATTGTCAAAGCATTTAAAGAAGAAGGTTGGGTTTGGGGAGGGCCATGGTCAAGACCAGACGGGATGCATTTCCAAGCTGCTCGAGTTGAATAATTTGACTTATATTAAGGAACACTATATAATTAATTGCGGTTATATAGTAGAAAGGTAATATCATGGATTGGAGAAAGCTAACTCCTTGGGTTCTCGTGATCTTAGCATCGTTGACGATGTTTGCTATCTGGAATGATACAGCATCTACAAGAACTCACTCAAGACAAATTAGTTTCAGCGAGCTCGTTGCTCAACTTGACGAGAATCGAGTGCACGATTTGACTATTTCGGGCAACGAAGTTACTGGACATTTTATTGATAACAGACAGTTTAATACTTACGTTCCTTCTGTAAGTACATTCTTACAGAAAATAGATAATAAGAAAATTCAAATTAATGCAGAACCACCAAACGAAGGTGGATTCTTTACTAATTTGTTTATCAATCTTGCTCCAATTCTTCTATTCTTTGCTCTTTGGCTTTGGATTTCTCGTCGTGGTGCTGGTCGTGGAATGGGCGGCGCAATGGGAATGGGTAAGTCTAAAGCAAAACTTCTCGATCCAGAAGACATCAAAATAACATTTGAAGATGTTGCTGGCGTTGATGAAGCAAAGGAAGATCTACAGGAAGTTGTAGAGTTTCTTGAAGATCCTACTAAGTTCGAACGCCTTGGTGGTAAGATTCCAAAGGGCGTTCTACTTGTTGGACCTCCAGGAACTGGTAAGACTCTACTTGCTAAGGCAGTAGCAGGCGAGGCAGGCGTTCCATTCTTTCACCTATCTGGTTCTGATTTCGTTGAAATGTTTGTTGGCGTCGGCGCATCTCGTGTGCGTGATATGTTTGAACAGGCAAAGAAAAATGCTCCATGTATTATCTTTATCGACGAAATTGACGCTGTTGGTCGTAATCGTAATTCAGGAATGAATGGTGGTAATGATGAACGTGAACAAACGCTTAACTCTCTACTTGTTGAAATGGATGGATTCAATGACAACGAAGGTATCATTATTGTTGCAGCCACAAACCGTGTGGATGTGCTTGATCCTGCCCTTCTTCGTCCTGGCCGTTTTGATCGACAGATTACTGTATCCAACCCGGACATTACAGGACGTGAGAAAATTCTTAAAGTCCACTCTCGTAATGTTCCTTTGGGGGCGGATGTCGATCTTAAAGTAATTGCTCGTGGCACTCCAGGTTTCTCTGGCGCTGATCTAGCAAATCTTATCAATGAAGCAGCACTACTAGCAGCACGACGTTCAAAGCGAATTGTTACTGCTCTAGAATTTGAAGATGCTCGTGATAAGATTCTTATGGGAGCAGAACGTCGCACTCTTGTTATGTCTGAAGAAGAAAAGAAGATGACTGCCTATCATGAAGGTGGACATGCTCTTGTATCTCTTAAGATGGAAGGTTCTGTTCCGATTCATAAGGCAACAATCATTCCACGTGGTCGTGCTTTGGGCATGGTTCAGTCTCTGCCAGAACGTGATCAAATCTCGCAGTCTCGTAAAGAAATGATTGCTCATTTAGCAATGGCAATGGGTGGACGTGCAGCTGAAGAATTAGTTTTCGGCGATGACAATGTAACTTCTGGTGCAGCTGCTGATATTCAGCAAGCATCAAGAA